GACGCCCCCGCGTCTTTAATGTCCGCGAAGGCGTCCGCTTGTTCGGGCGTGTACGTCGCCATTACTGGCGCGACACGATGAGGGACGCACCCGCCTGAAGCAAGGGCCGGAGCCATTGCGCCACACGCGGGTATAGGCCCATCCCGATCACGCGCTGAGAGGGGTCTGAGAACTTGGTCGTCAGGACGTCCACCGTCTTTTCGATGACGTTCTGCGAGGACGGAATCACGCCCGTGTTCGGGGCGCCATTGACCGCATACCGATACGCCAGTTCACACGTCGCGTCTTTCACGCGCTGCGGAATCACGGCGTCATCGAAGTACACGATGTCCCACGAGGGGATGTTGTTCGGCCACCCGTTGTCGTTGCGGGCGTCAGGGTTCGGCGCTTGGCTGCGCGGCCACGCCAACGCTTGCTCGGTCGCGGTGCGCGATCCGACAAACGTCAGGGCCGAAATGTCGGCGGTGGCGGCGAACAGGGCGCGGGCCTTATCGTCGGCGGCAACGGGCCAGCCGGTGCGCTCCATCTGCGCGTCAACGTAGGCGTCCGCTTCCGCGACGGTGACGAAGCTGTTGGCGTTCGTTGCGCCGGGGGTAGCAATAACCGTCAGCGGCATCAGCGGGAGGGATAGGGGAGGGTACTACCACAGCGGGGGCAGGGCCGAAGCCCCACCCCGCGCCGTGCTTGCATCAGTCGCAGATGCGAACCGCCAACTGCGGACGGAACGAGGTCGCGCCGTACAGCACGTCGAACTCGATGTAGTCCTGCTTGTTCTGCCGGATCATTTCCATCCGAAGCGCCACGCCCGACACAGGGTCGGCGACCGAGCGCATCAGGTCCGCCGCCGCATCCGACGTGAGCGGACGCGAAGCGAAGTGGAACGCGTCACGATGGAACGCGAGGTTGACGCGGTTCTGCGGGGCCAACAGCGTGATAGTCTCGCCGCCAGCCGTCGCGCCGCGGAGGGGCGGCTGAATGCTCACCGCCGTGTTGCCAACGGCCAGCGTGACCGCCGTCTTGACAACGTACTGACCCGCCGCCGGACCGCTGGCGATGGTGAGGATGTCACCCTCGATGAGCGCGGAGGTGTTGGTCGCCTTGGCAACCGAGAGCGAAACCGCGCCCGAAGCGTTGACGCCGTTCACGGTCGCGGCACCCGCCGACAACGCGGTGGAGGCGTGACCCGGCACGGCCTGATCCTCGTACCAGTCGAGGCCCATCACGCGGCCCAAGGCACGGTCGTTGATCGCGCCCGTCTGCCCGCGCTGGTTCGCCAGCACGAAGCCCTCGACGCCGAGCGCCGAAGAATAGGACACAGGGTGCAACGCGAGGCGACGGTCAGCGTTCGGCACGACGTTCGTGCTCATCGCGGACAGGGCCGAGCGGAGGGTCGTCGTCGCGGCGTTCCACGTCACGCCGTCGAACACGGGCGTGCCCGGCGCACCGACGGACGTCCACACCTTCTTGTACTGCGAGAACAAGTAGGAATTGATGTCGTTCGCCAGCGACTTCACCGCTTCCTGCAACTGCATCGGCACCTGAGCGCCGTTCAGCTCACCGCGCTCCTTGTCGGTCAGGTAGAAACCCGCCTTGCGCCAGCGGTCGAGCGTGATGGAGCCAGCCGTGTAGGTGTTGTCCACGGGCGTGACCGGACCCTGATTGGGCGAGACATCCGAAACCGCCTGCGCGGTCGGGATGCGGACGTTCACCGTGTCGCCCTGACCAGCGGGGACGTTGGCGAAGTCAGTGTTGACGAGGCGCGGCATCACGCAATACTCGCGGAGCGTCTGCAACGCCTGCGAGAACACAACGTCAAGAATGGCACTCTGGGTGTTCGGCATACGGGGTTCCTCTCTGAAGGTTGGCCCCCGTAACGCGAAAGTGCGCCGGTGGCACAAGGTTGGACTGCACCTTGCCGAGCCACTCGGCGCACTACATCACGCGGGGGCCTCCCCCGCACTACCCGAAAGGTATGGACGCTAGAGTAGCGTGTCAACTAGTCGGTAACGATGACCTCGCCCTTCGCGATGCCGTCGATGTTGGCTAGGTAGGCTTTCGTGTCGCTTCGGCTGATGGTCTTGGTTGGCATACTGCCGCCCGTCGATCCCTTCGCGCCGCCGCCGTTCGCGGATGTGCCCGCGAAAAACTCTGGATAGTCGGCCTTGAGCTTCCCGCCGATGAACTGATCGATGGACTGCGTGGGCGCGTCCTTGACGTAGGGCTGGCCGTCGTCCGTCAAGTCAAACGCCTCACCCGTCAGCTTCCACAACGCGCCGAGTCGGTCGCCACGCACCCCCGCCTTCGCCATCTGGGACTGCACCGCGTTGTCAAGCTTGAGGGCGCGGAGTTGCGTCTCCAGCGTTGCGGCCTTTTCGCGGACGGGCGCGTATTCTAGCTCGACATCGGCCTTGAGCTTGGCAAGCTGTTCGGACGTGATGCCAGAGGCGGCGGCCTTCTGCTGTTGTTCAAGGTCGCTCAGGCGCTTCGCCAGTTCGCGGCGGTCCTTGTCGGCCTGCTTCTTTTCCTCTAGCAGCTTGGCTTGGTTCGCCTTGAGGCCGCTGACGTCCTCATCGGTGACGACGGCGAACTTGCCGTCAGCAAGCGCGAGGGCGGTGTCGCGGTGTTCTTCGGGGATTGCGTCGGTCGTGTCGTAGGTCTGAATCGGCACAGAAATGCCCTCCAAGGGCGTGGGGTAGTGAACCGCTGGCGTGCCCAGCGGGGGACTGCTACAGGGTCTGACCGCGAGGGAGTAGCCGGTACACTGAGGCGCATCGGCAATTGTACGTCCCTTCGCCGGGGTACATTTGTAGCCCTTCGCCCGGCACGTTCCACGGGTCGTCGTACATCACTTCGATGCCGTCCATCTCCGCGTGCGCTTCACGCACCCGATCGTCGAGCGTTGCCACCCATCGCTTGACCAACCGCGACGGCTCAACGGCCCCCGCGTCGGCGGCCTGCTGGAATGCCAGTTCTTGGCCGAGCTTATTGGCGTCGAGCGCCGTGGTGCGGGCGATTGTCTCGGCGTGGAACGCCACGAACCGCCGCTGATACGCTTCGGTCATCCGGTCGATTTGCTCGACAGACAGCGAACGGCCAGCGGCACGGGCGGCGCGGATGGTGGCGTCGAACCGCTTGTCGCGGAGCGCGTACCCGAGCGCGTCTTTGTTGGTCGCCGCTACCTCGAGCGCGTTGCGGAAGTTGACGACGGCTTCTTGCTGGTTCGGCGCCAACCCTACGGCGTCCCGAATGCGGCGGGCGGTCGTGCGCGGGTTCTCGCCCCGTAGTAGCCCGATAGTCGCCTCGGCGCGGATGCTGGCCTGTACATCCTGCGCGAACTTGCCAAGCGAGACGGTCGCCATCGTCTGCACCCGCTCTAGCACCTGCGGGGCTAAGACGTCAAACGCGAACGTTTGAGTGGCGATGACGTTGCGGACGGCGGCTTGTCCGCTGGCGTCCACGGCGTTGAGGATTTCCCGCCGTGCCTCGGCTAACTCGCTGTTGATGCGCGACTCGGAGAACACGGCCCGAATCACCGCATCGGCCCCGCCTGCGACTAGCGCGGCTTCGATGTCGGCGATCGGGATAGACTGGAGCGACCGCACGGCCCGCAAGATGGCGCGGGCAATCGCCGGATAGCGCCGCGATACGTCACGGCGAATCCGGTCAAGTGCGCGGCGTTCGGCGGGGGTCGTCACGCGGGCGGCGCGGCCTCAGCAGCCATTCCGCCCATTTCCCACTCCATCGCCAGTTCGGTGATGTCGTCCTCGGCGGCGACAATGCCACCCGCCTTCAGCACCTTGAGGAGTGTGACCTTCGGGAACCCTGCATTGGCGAGGGCGGCGACGGCGGTCATCTCCGGTGCGCCGATGGTGGTGCTGTCATAGTCACGCGACAGGGAAACCGTGGGCGCGTCCTCATCAGGGATGCCCAGATACCGCGCCGTCAGCGACAGGGCCACGTTGAGGGCGTCCTCAATCCCCTGCGCGGCGGTCGCCAGCGTCGAGTTCTCGGCGGTCGCGTCAAGGCGGCGGGCCTCGGCGGTTTCGGTGGTGCGCTTGGCGCGGGCCAAGAACGACAAGCCGAGCGCGGCCATCGCTTCGAGCTTCTCGACAACGCCCGCCGCCAACTGGTTAAGCGCGGTCCCCTGCAGCTCGTTCCACGCGAACGTCCCGCCCTCTTGGAGATGCACGGCCACCAACGGGCCGAGCGCCAACGATCCCGCCTCGAGGCCCGTGCCTGTGTTGACGGGCTGGAGCTGGCCCGTGACGACGGGCTGCGGGTAGGCGCACAGCTCACGATAGAACCGGAGCGCCGTCGAAAGCTGGTAATGTCCCAAATTGGAAAACGCAACGCCCATCAGCGGGGGGCGGCACACAAACGGCGCTTCTTTGCGGCCCGTGTAGGCCACGGCGATTGGCAACACATCGAACGGGACGCCTGCGCGATCGCTGAACGTGCCGGAGTCAATGACGGTCAAGCCCTTGGCCCCTTCATCGCTCACGACCGCGTACATCGCGACGCCGTCCACCAATCGGAGGACACGGTACCGGTCCACCATCCGAACCCCGAACTGGCCGTCGGGCACGGTTGCAGGTTCGTGCAGGACCAACTGCGTGACCGTTTCGCGGTTGTTGATGGTATCCACGCGCCACGAATAGACCGACCGGCGCTCGTAGGTTGACCAACGCGGGGCCAGCCGCAGCGCCTGCTCGTCGGCTAAGGTCGCGTTCGGCGGCGTCGAGGGATGGTCTACCAATAGCACCGCGTATCCGTCCCGCATCGCCAAGGATGAGAACGTCTTGGCGAACACGTTCATATGGGTGCCCGCCGCGTCGATGTTATGCACAAGCGGCGTGAACACGGCCTCGGTCGCGGCGTTGTCGTCGTAATGGATTGCGGGGGGCTTGGCGAATACCATCCCGACCGACGCATCTAGCACGCGGCTAAAGCCCTCGTAAAGCTGTTCGCAGACGGCGCGGACGGCCCATACGTTCGGGTCCTCCGCGCTCCACTTCCGGATATAGCGGCCCGCTTGTCGGTGCATCGCCCGCGTCCCTTCCGTCAGGTCACGGATCAGGTCGAGGTCGGGGAGGGCGTCTTGCGCCTCAGCGCGGCGGGTCGTTGGGGTGTCGCTCATATGCGGGGGCGGGAAAATCCTACGGTGGGCGCTGGCGTGGACAGCTTGGCGAACGCGCCGGAGAGCGCGTCGATTTGGTCGTCGTGGTTGCCGTGCGGGAAATCGGCGGCCTCAGACTTGAGAGCGTCCCGCCACGGCCCATCTAGTTCGTCAGTGTAAAGATAGACGTTCCCAGCCAGCGCCGCACTCGCAACGGGCCGAGCGCGTTCTGCCTTTGATCCAGTGGGCCGTTCAGTGAACGCCGTGACCCCGACCGCTTGCACTTGGCGCAACAGCGCGGCGGTGGCGTCCTCACCACTGATACCCGCCTGCGATTCGATCCAGTACGTCACGCGCCCGTAGCCGTAACGGGCAAGGTCAGCACGGGCACGGGCAACAATGGCCGCGTCACGGGCCGCGACCTCGACGCGGAATCGGTCAACGTGCGTGACGACGGTGCGCCCGTCGGTTGTGCGACAGGCGGCCACGCCTGCGGTATAGTCGGGGTCGTGCCCCTTCGACTTCTGGCGGGTCCCCGCCATATCCCAATACCGGACGATGGACGCGCCAGCGGGCAGGGCGTCAATGTCGCGCCACCACTCCCACCTGAACATCCCGCCCTCACGGGGTCGCGGTCGGCCTTGGAGCAGGGACGCGAAGCCGTAGGGCAACAGCTCCACCATCTTCTCAGCCAGCCATTCTTCGCCGCGGAGTTCGGGCCACAGCGGTTCGCCCTCGGCGCGGCCCAGCGGATCGTTCGGCTCGGCACGGGCGGGGAGGTCAAGCACCTGCCAGTTGCCGCCCTGTTGGTCAAGCAAGCGCCCGGCGGGGTCGTCTTGATGCCAGCGGGACATTGTCATCAGGACGGCGGTCTGCGGCTCGGCGCGGGCCAGCACGTCGGACGTGAGCCAATCCCACACGCGGTCACGGTGCGCGGGGGACTCGGCGTCCTCGCGTGACCCGATGGGGTCGTCGATCAGGATGAGGTCCGCGTTCACGGACGCAAGGCCAGCGCCAGCGCCGACGGCACGGACGCCGCCGCCCGCCGCCGTTTCCCATTCGCCAGCGGCGTCCCGCTCGGTGGACATCGCCACCCCACGCGCACGGGCAAGGCGGCGAATCTCGCGGGAGAACTTGTCGGCCTGTCGCTGGTTGTAGCTGGCGACGATAATGCGGGTGCGCGGGTTCCGCTCGAGCCGATAGACCGCGTACCCGATGGTGTTATGCTCCGACTTGCCGTGCCGGATGGGTACGCTAAAGTAGCAGCGCCGTAGATCGCCAGCCGTCACGCGGTCTAGGATCGACTGCATCGCCGTCAGGTGGCGATAGTCCCAGCGGTGTTCAGGACGGGCGGTCGCCAGCCAATCAGCGTAGGCGGCGGGGGCGGTCGTCTGTTTCTGGCGCATCCCGATGACGCGGACCTTGAGCGCGAGAAGCGCGGCGGTCTCCGCGTCAGCGGTATATGCGACCACTAGACGATCCCGAGCGACTTCGCGGCGGCTAACGCTTCTTCGTCCGACATCTGCGCGACACTCGCGGCGGTCAACTGGATGCGGTCCACATAGAACCCGCCGACCTTGCCCCGGTAATGTTCGGCGGTCACGGCGGCGCTCACCTGCCCCTGCTCAACGGCGATGTCGCGGAGCCGCTGGAGGTCGCTCAAGTGCCCTTCACGGGAGAGCGACGCCTGCGCGGTGACCTTGGCGATTTGGGCATCCAGCACGGCGCGAACGGCGGGATGGTTGGCGACCTTGCTTGGCGCGGATCGGTCATATGCCGGATAGCAAGCGGCGGCGGCGGCCTCGGTATCGGTCGCGGTAGGGTGCGCCAGCTTGTAGGCAACGAACGCCTGCTGCTTGGCCGTCAGCTTTCTTGACGGTCTGTTCTTTTCGTGCTTCGCCATCAGCTCCAAGCCGTTGACGGTGTGGCCTTCGCTCCCTGAGCGTTGGCGGCGGGTGGCATCTGGTAGCCCTTGCGGGTTGTCCTCCCCATCCCAGTGCCCTGACGTGCCGACCGGTTACCCGATGGGAGGCGTCGGATGCAATATGCGGTGACCGAACGGGTGGCGCAAGGGTCCAATGATTAGACAAGCGACAGCAAGGCGACAGCAACCGTACACTAAGTGTCGTTAGTGGGGGATAGGCCACAAGCGCCAGCAACACGACAGCACGGCGACAGCGGGTTGGTGCCGCGGTTGGTGTCAGTATAGCGACAGCATCACGCGGCTAGACTTTGGCGCGGTGGGGGTGCTAGTGTTGGAGACCTGCGCGGCGGTTCGTCCCGTTGCGGGGTCCGGTCTAGTCATCCGAGTATAGCCGAGTCGCGCTGAGATGAGGGAAAGGGCAGCGCGAGAATATTGGGATCGTCAATGGGGCGTCCGCACTAAATCCGAGCAACGTCGGCCAGCGACTCGGTCCAGCAGACGGGTGACCCTAGTAAGTAGTGTGGCGACGACAGCCACGGCGCAGCCGGTTGCAACGAGGAAGAGCGGTCCTCGATTGTTCTGGTCCCGTCAAAAGTCGGTCCCCGCTATCCCGTAGGACGTGCCGTAGGAACTTAGGCACTGGCCGCCACCGCCCCTAACTGCTGGTAATTGGCCCCCGCTTGGTAAGGTGTCCACCCCCCCTTGACAAGCTCTTAGCAGGGTGGTATTCTTAGGCGTCGGGGCAATGGAGCGCCGACACTACCGACCGGAGATAGGACAGATGGCAAAGTTCACGCACGTTCAGAAGCGCGGCAACGACGATCAGACCATTGCGGGGTATCGCCGCACGGAATGCGGACGGTGGGCTGGCCGCTTCAGCGTTATCGACGCGGGACGTGAGCCGTCGCGCCATAGCCCGCCCGTTTGTCCGAAATGCGCCGTCGCGCTCCTAATTGACCCCGCGCCCGTGGCCACCCCGTGACCCGCTACTCCCAGTCTGCCCCGTGTCCCCGCTGTCAGGCGATGGCCGACGCGGGGGCCGAGATTGAGGTGGCGCGGGCCGTGCGCTACATCTGGGGTGCGCCCTGTAGCTATTGGGCACCCGCTGAGATTGACGAGGCCAGCGAGACGGACTGGCAATGCCCCGACTGCCACGACGGGTACGGCACGACCCCATTTACGGCGGCAGAAATTGCCACGCTAGACGCCGCCGCCACCGACTACGACTATGACGAGGACACCGACCGATGAGTGAGCCGACCAAGTATCCGCAAGTGCCGTTCGTCGTGACTACCACGCGCCACGAGTCAAGCGAGGGCCGCGTAAGTTGGTTTCACACCCTGAGCGACGGGCGCATCGTCGGCTACTGGGAGCGCCGCAACGTAGACACGGGCGCACCCGTGGCGTCCGCGTGGGTCGAGGTGGCCCCCGCGATCCCGGACGCAATGCTGGAGGGCGGCAAGTGAGCGATCTGTTCGGCAACGAGGGCGGCGACGACTGGCGCGACCACTGGGACGGGATGCCGGAATATGCGAACCGCGACCTGACCAAGGCGGTCGTCGTCGTGAAGCTGTACTTCTCCAGCCACGACGACTTCCAATCGTTTGAGGCGCGTCTGCGCGACCACCTGTACGAGGGGCGCAAGCCCTTCGACGGGCGGCAACGCAAGGACGCGAAGACCTCGTGGTGGCCACCGCTCCCGAAGGGGACGGACTATGAGTGGGCGACGGATGAACCCTAGCTACCCCGTGTACGTCATCAGCAAGGGGCGCTGGCAACGGAGGCAAACGGTGCGGACGCTCCAGAGACTCGGCGTTCCTTTCCGTCTCGTGATCGAGCCGCAGGAGCTTGAGATGTACGCATCGGTTGTGCCGCGTGAGTGCATCCTAACGCTCCCCTTTCAGGAACTGGGCCTTGGCTCGATTCCGGCGCGGAACTGGGTGTGGGATCACTCCGCAAGCGCGGGCGACCGACGCCACTGGATACTCGATGACAACATCGAGTCGGTCGAGCGGTTCAATCGCAACATCAAGGCTCCGCTCACCGATGGCACGGCGTTCCGCGTCATCGAGGACTGGACCGACCGCTACCGCAACGTGAGGATGGCCGGGATGAACTACAGCATCTTCTGTCCGAGCCGCGAGAACAGGCCCGCGATCCGGCTGAACACGCGAGTCTACTCGTGCATTCTGCTCTGCAACGAGACGACGCACCGCTGGCGCGGGCGGTACAACGAGGACACCGACCTGTCGCTTCGCTTTCTGAAGGACGGGGACTGCACGGCGCTCTTCAACGCCTTCCTAATCGGCAAGCGGGCCACGATGACGCAGGGCGGCGGCAACGCCGACATCTACGAGCAGACCGATCAGCGCCGCGAGTTCGCGCAGTCACTGGTCGCCCAGCACCCTGACGTCGCGAGCATGACGCGCAAGTTCAACCGATGGCACCACCACGTTGACTACCGACGATTCCGGGGCAACACGCTCCAACGCATCGCACCGCAATCCCCCGCGCCCGTGAACGAGTACGGGATGACACTTCGCCGCAAGCTGGAGGCCCCACGATGACCCGCGCCCTAGACCGCCTGCCCTCGCTTGACGACATCTCGCCCGTTGTGGAGACGCTCGTGCTTGTGACCCCACGGGGCAACATCGAGTCCCGCATCTACCACGATCACGCGGCACGGGTGGCCCTAGCGCGGGCGGCCCAGCGGATTGGGGGCGTGGGCAACGGGCTCGACGCCGTGGGGGAGTCGCGGCCGTGTTGACGCAGACAAAACCGAAGGCCCGGTCTGCCCCTAGGGATGGGTACGATTTTGAGGCAAAGGCCAAGTATCGGCTAGAGCTGTGGCAGTCAATTCGTGACGAACTCGGCCCCGCCTTGTGGGGCGAAGCGCACGTTGGAATCCTGCCGTCATCGGAAGGGTTAGAGATTGACACGCTTGTCGCGCTTGGGATGCAGCCAAACCGGATACACGCGTTTGATCGGTCTGCGGCCATTCTCGCCACCGCGAAGTGGCGCAAGGTATATCCCGAGGTACGCGTGTACGCTGGCGAGATTGGGCGCACGATTGGCCGCGTGGCAGAAGCAGGGCACAAGCTGCGGGCGCTTAACCTTGACCTGTGCGGCGGTTTTACCGCGCCTATGGTGCAGACGGTCAGCGATTGCGTCAAGTCAAACGCTATGCACGGCGCGGCGGTTGTGGCAGTTACCGCGATGAAGGGGAGGGAGTCGCCTGCCTTTTTTGCGGCGCTTGGCATGACAGTACAGCCGACACGAGCAGATGCTTTACTGTCCGTCAACGACGACAGGCGCAAGCATTCTAGCTACAGGGAATGGTACGCCGCCGAGCGGGTTGTCGATGTCTTTTTTCGCGGGGAGTATAAATCGACAAAAACAGTCATGCAGTACGCTGTTGCGCGGGTTACGAGGCACGGTGTCCGGCACACCGAAAAATCCTACCACGTTACAGCCGAGATGCTTTTAGAGTATTCAGCAAACAAGGCGGAGCGTATGCTACACTTTTACCGCAATAGCACAAGCCATTTAGCAAAGCGCGTTGAATATGGCGAAGAATGGGACTGGCGTGGGCCGCACGACATGAGCATTAAACAACATCGAACTAGGCGCGACAACCTAAAGCCGCTCATTGCAATTTTACGCGAAAGCGTTGGCAACCTAGGAGCAGACAGGTTTAGCGCTTTTGAGGAGGGAGCCCCATTGCGTGCGTGGTTTTCTCTTGGCTCTAACATTATCGGAGGCATGGGATTCGATCACATACATCGTCAGGTGCTTTGTTGGCACGAAGAAGCACGGGCGGCGGTACCTTTTTGGGACACAGATGAATCGTATATTCGCGACCACGAGGACTTCATGGAAATAGCCAAGCGCAGACACCTTCATTTTATTGAGACAGGGGAAATTCAACCGCTGTCCCTTTCGGCAGACTGCGGCATGGTGCTTTTGTTTGGCTAGTCGTCCCCTGTCCGGCCCCCCTTGACAAGCGCTAGGCGACCCTAGTAGACTTACCCTCGTGCGGCACCGACGCCGCGCACTCACCGACCGGAGAATACTGTATGGCATTAGTGCTTGACATTGAGTGTGTCGCCACCGCCGACGCGCTCACCGCCTACGATCCCGACGAGCGGACGCCGCCGGCCAACTACAAGAGCGACGAGGCCATCGCCAAGTGGCGCGAGTCGGACAAGGCCGCGTTTTTGCGGGACGCCACGTTTAGCCCGCGCACCTCGCAGATCGTCGCCATTGGGCTGTATGACGACCTCGCGGAGCCGGATGAGCGGGCGCAAGTGCTGACCACAGACGGCTACGCGGAGGCGACCATCGTGCATAACGCGCTCGTCAACATTGCCGCCGCGTCTCGCTTGGTCACGTTTAACGGGTTGGGCTTCGACTTGCCGTTCCTTTTGACTCGTGCCGCCGTGCTGGGCCTCCACATCCCCTTCCTGCCCTCGCGGTACTTGAAGCGGTACACGACCATCCCCCACACCGACCTGTTCGCCGTACTGGCCAATTACGGCCCCGCACGGAAGGGGGACAGCCTCCACGGGTGGGCACGAGCGTTTGGCTTGCCCATTGACGACCAGCACAGCGGGGCCGACATTGCGGCCCTCCACGCCGCTGGCGATTGGGACGCGATCCGCGCCCATTGCCGCAGCGACATCACCCTTACCGCCGCGCTCTATGAGCGCCTTCTTTCCACTGGGAGACTTGACTAATGGCTGACAAAATCAATACCGCCGACCACAAGGGTGACTACACCCCGCGCCCGTTGCACCCTGCTGGCTCGTTCATCGCCCAATGCGTGGACGTTATCGACCTCGGCAAGCGCCCCGAAACCTACGAGGGCGCGGACAAGGGCGCTAAGCCGAAGTTCGCGCTCGTGTTCCGCACCGGCGAACTAGACGGCGACGGCAAGCCGATGGACGTGAGCAAGGAGTACACGATTAGCGTCGGCCCCAAGGCTACGCTCCGCAAAGACCTTGAGGCGTGGCGCGGCAAGCCGTACGAGGACGAATACCCCGACATCCCGCTCGACAAGTTCGAGGGCGTGTGGGCCACGTTGAGCGTGGGGCACGTTACCAGCAAGACAGGCCGCGAGTACGCCAAGATTATCGGCATCGGCGGCATCCCCAAGGGCGTTCCAAAGCCGGAGAGCTACCTGCCCGGCTATCAGCGGCCCGATTTCTGGACGACCCGCAAGGCCGAATACCAGAAGGAGTACGAGGCGTATCTGGCCGCGAAGCAGCCGAGCAAGCCGACGGGCGGTAAGGGTGCGCCAGCGGCCAACTGGGACGACTTCCCGCCGCCGCAAGAGCCGGATGAGTTTGACGAGGATTCCTCGCTTCCTTTTTAGCCGTGACTAACTCCGACATCATCGGCACCCCGCGCCCTGTGACGGCGGGCCTTGGGCTTTGGGAGGAACAGCCCAAGGCCCGCGCCTCCGACCCTGCGACCTCGCACGATGCCGCCGAGTCTGCGCGGATCAACGTCCGCACGGGGAGCCAGCGGCGCAAGTTGCTCGACGCCTTCAAGGAGGCAGGGGACGCTGGCCTCACGCACGAGCAAGCGGCAACGGCGGCGGGTATCTCGCTGTCGTCCGAATACTCGACGCGGTGCAGCGAGTTGTCCAACGCCAAGTATTTAGAGGCCACGGGCGAGAAGCGCGTGGGATTGCGGGGACTCGACCGCGCCGTGTTCCGCATCACCGACGCGGGGAGGGAGGCGTGAGCGAGTGCCGCATACTGGTCGGGGACTGCCGCGCTGGGATGGCTACCCTTTCCAATCAGTCCGTACAAACGTGCGTGACCTCCCCGCCCTACTTCGGACTCCGAGACTACGGCAACGACGGGCAAATCGGGCTAGAGTCCACGCCAGACGCCTATGTCGCGGAGTTGGTCGCCGTGTTCCGCGAGGTGCGGCGGGTGTTGAAGGATGACGGAACGTTGTGGCTGAACCTTGGCGACACATACAGCGCGACAAGGTGGAGCAAGGGCAATGGTCAGCCGATGAATAACCACGCCGACGAACATCGTTCTATGCAACACGAAAAGAACAGCGGACTCCCAGATAAAAACCTTCTGGGCTTGCCGTGGAAAACTGCGCTGGCGTTGCAGGGAGACGGGTGGTTTTTGCGTCAGGATATCATTTGGCACAAGCCAGCGACGATGCCAGACAGCGCAAGGGATCGGTTTACGCGAAATCACGAGTATCTATTTTTGTTGTCTAAGCAAGCGCGGTATTTTTTCGACCACGAGGCTGTGCGGGAGCCAGCGAACGATTCACCCGATGGCAAGCGCACGAAACGAACCGTATGGACTATTAGCGTGAAGCCTTACGCTGGCGCACACTTTGCCACGTTCCCGCCTGACCTCATTGAGCCGTGCATTTTGGCGGGATCGAAGAAAGGCGACTTGGTGCTGGACCCCTTTGGCGGCTCTGGCACTACCGGCGCTGTCGCCACAGGCCACGGGCGGGACGCGGTGCTGTGTGAGCTAAACCCCGAATACGCCGACCTTGCGGTGCAGCGCATCGGCCCAATGTTTACCACCACGGAGGTCATCGCGTGAACCCCCACGGCTACACCATCAAGCGTCACAGCGCCGAGAAATCCCGTCAGCACGTTTGCCCGTTCTGCCTGCGCGAGTACACACAGACCACGGCGGTGATTGAGACCGCCGACGAGTCGAGCGTGGTGTACTTGCCCAAGATTTGCCCCACCTGCACCCGCCGGGCGTTACGCACGAGCGGCCCACTTCGAGACTAACCCAATGGACCTACTGCACCCAATCGACGCGGGGGGCGCGTCCCGCCAGCAGAAGAACGCCGCCGATCCCGCAACGTGGCGCACGGTCGCGCAAGCGTCCGAACGCGCCGCCCGTCTCTGGGAGGCCGTGGCGCGGAACCTTGCGGGGGCGACCCCTGATGGCGCGGCGGTCCTGCATCGGCAGATGTTGGCGCACGGGCTGTCTGAGAGCGTCCCGACCGACAGCGAGGGGGCCGAGTGAGCGACCAAGTGCAGCACATCGCCATTATCGCCATCTGTGCCGCCGCCTTCGTCATCGGGCTGTGGGGCATCGTTGCTGGCGAGGACAACGACCGGAACGACCCGTGGTGAGCCGTCGCAAGCTGTCCACGGCATCGGTGCTAACGCTGGCGACCGCCGCCGCCAAGCTCAAGGCACCGCTGGAAGCCGTGGAGCAAGCCCTGTTCGTGAAGCGGGTGCGCCTTGATCCGCGCACGAAGGGTCTGCTCTGGTGCGCCGTGCCGAACGGCGGGACGCGCCACCCCCGCGAGGCGGTGAACCTGAAGCGACAGGGCGTGGTGCCGGGCGTGCCTGACATGCTGTTCTTTGAGCTTGGTTACACGTCTTTCTGTGGCCTCGCCATCGAAATGAAGCGCCGCCCGAACAAAGTCTCCCCCGAGCAGCGCGAATGGCTTACCGGCCTTGAAGCGCGGGGGTGGTCCACCGCCGTCTGCTACAGCGCCGAGGAAGCGTGGACGACCCTGACGGACTATCTGGGAATTGACCCGTGAGTGTCCGGCCCCCCTTGCCGTATTGCGACCCCTTGCCTATTGTGTCCCTATGAAGAAGCGCCAACGCACCACGCGCACCACGCCAGCGCCCACGAGCTACACACACGCGGATGTGATGGCGCTCTTGTACGCCGAGCGCCAACGTTATCCGTCGATGAGAGCGATGGCGCTGGCGTGGGGCTGTAGCCATAGCACCGTCGCCAGCATCTTCCAGCACCAGCGGCTCGGGATCGGGAGCGTGGCGCTGGCCCAGCTTGGCCTCTCAGTCGTCACGGCCCCGAGTGGAGCCGTGCGGTATGTCCCAGAGTAGCAGTCCAACCATCCGACCGGAGTAGAGAATGAGTGAGAACGCACTGACCTCAGCGACCGCAGAGCAGTTGCGGGGGGATGCGGACGTATTTCGTCAGCGCCTTTGCGCCCACAATTGCAATGCGTGCCGCGAATGCCGTCGCTACAACCGCGCCGCCGCCGCCCTCGACGCCGAGGCCGCACGGAGGGAGGCGCAACACGCCGAGCTACGCGGCTGGGGAGTGATGCAACCGGATGGGACGCTGTTGAACTTGTGGCATTTCTTCCCAGACGCTCCACGCGAAGAGGCGGCGCGGTTGACCCTTTGGACAGAGAAGCCGCACCGCGCCGTCCCAGTGCGCCTGACCACGGAGGCCCCCGATGCCAAGTAACCAGCCCGAGACCCCGACCCCCGACGCGCTCGATGCGGCGGTTGAGGAGGCGGTACAATCTACGCTCTCGCGGTTTTATCCGAGACGCGAACGCCAAAAGTTCCGCAATGCTTGCTTATTACCCCTTATCGCCGCCGTCGAAGCCCGCGCCGTGGCGAGGGAGCGGGGGCGGGAGTGCGCGTGGACGCCAGCAAAGTCAGGTGTCAAAAACCGGAAGGTCACGGGGTGCCACAACATTATCACCTGCGACTATCCGATTACGGTGCGGTGCGACTTCTGCGGCGGGCGCGTTCGCGTGGCCGCCCCGTGAGCGAGGCGGTGGAGCGGTGCCCGTTGTGCCGGGGGACCATTTACTACCCGACTGACCAATACGGGCGCGTGGTCGCGTGGTGCTATCGGTGCCGCACGACCCCGCCGCCGCTCCACCTTATCGAGACCCCCGTGACGCGGCCCCCAAACGCCGAGCAATGCGCCGTCATTATTCTGGCCCTGCTCCAATCCAACCCGCACCAATACTACCTCGCGTACCACATCCGTAACGCGGTCGCCGTCGCGGATCAAACGGTGCGCCGCGCCCTCGCCCTGCTCGTCTCGCGGGGCGACATCGCCACCGTCAAGCGAGACGGCTATATGTCCCCCTACTACACGGCGGCGCACAGTGAGTAGCTACCACGACACAATGCGCGAGGTCGCCGCGATGTTCGGGCAGACGTTGGCCCCCAAGCCGCGCTCGATTCGGCAGCCAGTGAAGAAGTCCACCGCGCACAAAGGCACGACCGATATGGTGTTCCGCGCCGTCCCGATCGACGGCAAGGGCGAAGCGTCGGCGGTCGAAATCGCGGCCCGAACGCGGCTCCCCATTCTCGCGGTGCGGCAAGTGCTACGGGCGCTCAAGGCGGCGGGGCGGGTGAACTATACCAAGGTCGGGACGCAACCGGCGACGGTTTACCGTTACTCGCGGCCCCGACGAACGCCGCACCTCGAGACCCCGTGGGCCGATGTGGTGCGGCGCCACATCCACCGGATGCGGGGACATTGGCTTCGCGCCCGTGACATCCGTAAGGGCGCAGGACTCCCACCCGCCGTCAACATCAAACGGATCGTGACCGCGCTCCGCGAGTCGGGAGTTATCGACTACCACCCATTGACCGCCGTCGAGTATCAAGTCCGGTGGCGCAAGGCCAAGCCTCAATGAGACGCCCTAAGTCCCTCTATCCGTGGTACCGCTCTCGCCTGTGGCGGGACCTTGAGCTAATGGCCTACGGCGTCGCTGTGGGCGCTTTGGTGGCGCTCGGCATCTGGGGGGATATCCTCGTGAAGCATATTCTGTAACTAGTCGCAGGGGCTAACGGCTTCGCTGTCTGGCGACGATACGGGGAGCTTCAACTCCCCGCATCCGACTCCATCCAAGCTCCACTAGTCTCGTAAGGCGGTGAGGGTACGCGCATCCAGACCCTATGACCCGCCTCGTGCGCTCCCTCACGCCGCCGCTACCACAGGGCGGCGTGAGGCGTTAGAAGCCTACCCTACGCGGCAACAGGGTCGGCGTTTCGTTGTAATCTTCCACGCCGTCCTCGTCGGGCGTCTCATACCCGCCCGCGTGGTACTGGCCGCGCTCCTCGATTAGCTCAGGGAACGCGGCCTTGACCTCGCGCAATGCCCGAAGCGCCGCGCCGCTCACGAGCGCCATATCGTCGGCCTGCACATCGTTGATTTCCCAAATCAAACCCGCCGCGCTGAGGGACACCGTGCCCTTGAGACGCGACAGAAGATTCGGCGCGGCCTTCCGGCGCGGGGGCACGGTTAGCCCTCCGCGTAGGTTGCGCCCGTGAGGTAGTTACGGACGGTGCTATGGCTCACCCCA